CTCATATAAAGTGAGAGTAGGTGTTTCAGAACCATCTATAAAGAATTTATTTCCATATCCTGTGTTTTGAACAGTAACAGCAAGTGTCTCAAAAGTACCCAAGTCCACATCCTGTCCGGTTAAAGTAAACGTGCCCGCGCCTAAAGGAAGTACGGTAACTGATGAAGTTATAGTCACATCTTGACCCGTTAAGGTAAAATTACCTACGTCTGTGGTTAGAGTGATGTTTGGCGTTGGAGTAATACTAAATGTAACTGTGCCCACCGAACAAGCAGGAGCTAGTAAATTTTGTGGAGACAGACCGCTGATATCTGCAAACCCGACAGGAGAAAAACCGTGTTGTATCGCTCTTTCTTGGGTAAGATTTGGTTCGGGTCTTGCATCTTTTAAAGCTTGTGGGTCATCTACCTTTTTAAAAGGTCCTAATTGGGGGTGTTTTTGTTCATATTCATCTGGACCGACCAAAAGTCCGTTCCACTCTCGCTTCATGTCTTTATACAAATATCTTTGACCACTTCGATCAGAGATAGCATAAGCATTTTTTCCTGAAGCAAACCTAGCCATCAGCCCACCCTGTAATACTCATATTTAGGGACGACATTAAAACTTGCACGGTCTCTGTCTTCAGTCATAGCTCTTTCAAACTCTTCTTCGTAAACGCTTTTCAAAAGTTGAGTTCTATTTGGGGCGCGTTTCAAAGAAATGTAATAAGCAAGACCGGCTGCTAAACATGGGTAAAAACGAAAAGGAACATCTAAAGATCCGTCCTGCAAAACCGCATCATCCATTCTTGTCAGAGCATTATAATAAACCTCATCCGTACTGTTTTCTGGAACAGGCCAAAGTTTTAAAACAGGCGCGATCTGTCGATCCAGAAAGAACTGATTGGGGCGAGATTGTTGAGTTTTTTCAGGAATATTTAAATATTCGTCTCTACTAAGTCTATCTAAAGAAAAGTCTGTTCCATCTCTTCTAACCACAACAGACAAAATATCAATTGTGTCCGGAGCAATAGCATAATTTCCAGTGCCCTGAGTAAGAGAAAGAGTGCGTTCCTTTATCGTCCACTGATTCAAACCTCTGTTTGCCCACTCTGCCAACATGAGGTTTAAAGATCTTTTAGCTGTTGTTAAATCATATCCAGTGCGAACCTCAAGGCCACAACGTTCAAAAGCCTCTTCAATGTAATCTGCAACATTTAATGAAAATTGAGAAAAGCTTGATCCACCGACAGTTTCTACAGGACCGCCCATGCCAGAGTGGTTTACACAATAGTAAAAAAGATCTGGAGCATTTTCTGCAACTACTATTTCAACGTAAGCATTAGCAGAACCTGCCGTACCACTTGTTGTCACACCAGTGGAGTAAGTAGATCCAGAATTATGTGTCCCATCTCGTGTTTCAGAAAATAAAAGACCATGACCTGAAACAGAAGAGTCAGAAACGTCAAAACGATAAACAGAACCTTCTGTCAAAGCCAAAGGCATCTGACGAATATTGTTTATGTAATATTTGTTTCCATCACCAGTAGATTTAACTGTGACAGAAAATTCTGTGTAATTTGGCATGTTTTACTTCTTCTTCTTTTTAACCATTCCGCCGCCGCGCATTTTCTTTACCATGCCGCCACCGCGCATTTTCTTAACCATTCCGCCGCCGCGCATTTTCTTAACCATACCACCTTTTCTCATTTTCTTTCTGGGACGCATCGCCATTTTTTAATCTCCTATATAAGTTTGATCTATGCTCAAATAATTCTTGAGCGTTGTAGTCCTCTTCATAAACTTTATAATAACCTCTTTTTGCAAGTTTGTCTGCGCTTTCTTGCAATTTTGATAATCTTTGAATGAAAATCATTGCATATTCTTTATCGACTATAGGTTCGAATTCTGAAGCAACATCAGCAACAAATTCATTACCCTCATCATGTGGATGAAAACCCATTAACCAAACATCTTTATTAATAAACATTCCTTCAGAAATTGCATTGTTCATTTCGTATAAGTAGTCGTGAAAGGCTTCTGGGTTTTTGTTAAAATTCATATCAATAATTATTGTTAAATCAAAATTATCATCGAAAGCACTAACAACCGAATAAAGACACTGAAAGCTATCTTCGTATTTAAAAATGATGGCGACTTTATCGTCTTTCCATGCTTTTTCAGCAAACGGACATGCAGGAAGGCTATTAAAAGACGGGTTATTTGTCTCAAGCACGTTTTTTGACCATTGTAGAATTTCTTTTACAATTTTTTGTTCTAAGGATTGTTCAAGAAATTCAATTTTCATTACGAGCTTACCGATCCAGATGTATATTTTCGCCTATTTGCCAAAACCATTCCACAACCTCTTGCAACTATTTTCCCGTTTTTTGCTTTCGGGGTCGGCCTCTTGGCTTTGGTACTGACGATTTCACCACCTTTGGCTGCGAATTTGACTTCTGCCGCTTTTGTGTTTTTGACGACTTGTTTGCCTTTACTGCCTTCTTTTTTCTTTTTTCGGGCTGTAGCTGCTCTTTCGCTTTTGGAGAGTCTATTTGCTTTCGCCCTTGGAAGACACCTGTCAGGATTTTTCTTATCTTTTGAAGTACCGCACTTACCTTTGATTTCACCATCAGCCCCAATCCTTACCCAGTCTTGTTTCAGCCATTCTTTTAATTCTCCCATTATCGACCCTTTCGCTTACCGCCCTTTGACTTTTTTGCATAATTAGGATCTTTACAATACTTTGAAGCCGCTAAATTTGCATATGCAGAAGGGTATGTATCAAAAGTTCTTTTTGCCCAAGCTTTACCTTCTGGACAAATTTTGCTTCCTTTACTTTTCTTTGAAGCTGCACCACCTTTTCTAAAATAAGATAAGCCTCGTGGCGTTTTCATTTTTGAAGTTCCGGGCATTATGTAAACCTTTCTGCTAATTTAATTAACATTTCCACCGTTTCCTTGCCTGCCTCAATCTTGAATTTGGATTTTTGGCTGCTTTTGGGAATTTTTTCATTTGACCGGCAGAACGAGCACAAAAAGACTTTCTTCTTTTCGCATCTTTACTGCCTTTTTTTACTTTTCCGGTAACTGCGGTTTGAAGCTTGGATCCGGGATTTTTTCTTCTGTAGGCTTTTACACCGGCAGCGGTCATCCCCGCCCCCTTTTCAGTGGGGCGGAAATTCTTTTTATTACGCTTCGGCATATTATCGCTTTTGCGCTTTTTCTCCTTTGACGACTTTGATTTAACTTTAGACGCCATTGCAATTCCTAGCTAAAGAAAATTGTTAAGGCAGTGACATTTGTGGCAGTACCAACGTGAATATCACTTGAGAACAATAGCCCCTCATCTGGAATGTTGACAGAGTGAGAGTCTGACGCCAAAAAATCGAGATCTAAAACAGTGCTGCCACCGTTCCCGTCCGTCAAAGTTAAGCGTCCCGCTCCACCTGAACTTGTCAAAACTTGGATTTGACGTAGTCGGGCGCGACCTACAGAGGCCGCACCTGTTCCAGTAAGACGCTTTGATTTTACGTCTGAGTTTGCCATCAGCTATCCTTTTTCTTTGAACGACCTTTTTTTTCGGAAACAATCTCCGTCGTCCAAGCCTCATTTTGAGGTGTAGACGGATCGTCTCCTTTTAAAGTACCGTCGGTGTTTCTAGCGCGAACTTTTTTTCGCGGTTTCATTTTAAGCTTACCCATAGGTCACCTATGAAACAGCGGCGCTAAATGGTGTAGCTTCTGATCCAGTAGCTGATTGATTAATCAAAACACGAAATACACCTGAAGCCATGTCTTGTACCTCAACTTGACCACCAAGGATACCACCTGTTGTAGTGCCATCTAAAGTAATTGTGTCTGAGTCAGCCGCAGTTTCGAAGATAGATGCTGTATTATCTGAGTCGTTTGCCACTACTGCGATGCCTGCCATTGTGTCACTCCCGCTTGCTACCTGAATTTTGTAGCTGTTTGAAGTAACTGTAGTTTGAACAAAGAAACGGTAAACATTACCAGTCCCAGATGCTGCAGGAAGCGTAACAGTAGCACCAGACGCTACGTTAAGATTCATTGTTCGACCCGCATGAGAAGCAGATGTAAGTGTCACATCCGCGGTAACAGATACTAAAGAATCTGATCCGCTTATGAATCCGGCTGTTGAGGTCACCGGACCTGAAAATGTAGTTGAAGCCATAATAATACCCCTTGCACAAGGTTTTGCCTAGCAGTCTGTGCAACGTCAGGTGGGGGGTGTCCTGTCTGCAAGGCTAATGTTGCCCCCATCGACACAATAACACAGTTTATAAAAAAAGAAAGGGGCAACTAGCTGCGAGTCGCCCCTTCTAGTTAGGGAGGAAAATCAATATGAAATTGATTACCCCTACTATAACACAGTTTATGCTCCGGGTGTACCGAAAACACAACGCCAGTCAGAAACACCAAAGCTGTAACGCTCACGTGCTTTGAATCGCATATTACCTGTATCGAAGTCCCCTTCCATAGCGGTTTTGATTGGCGCACGGTTGAAATACTTGAAACCGTTTGGTGCGTCAGTCTTGATGAAGAATGCATCTGTGTCTGTTAAGAAGTGGTTAACAACCGCTCCATCAGGAAGCATTCCCATGTTACGCATGGCGTTTGCATCATTATCCGCTGTGCCGGAACGTAGGTTTGAGTTAAGAACTCGCTCTGCGATAAACTGAAGTTCTTTTGGAATAATCAGTTTCATACCACGTACTGCGATTTTCAAACCACGCTCGTCAGTAAACCCTGCAATGTCGATCAGCATTTGCTCAAGAGAAGTCTCGTTGAGGTCAGCCGCTGTTGACAATAGGTTACGTTGGTTTCCAGACAATGATGGGTGTGCAGAAGAACATAGAGCCGCACCGTCACCAATCGCATTTGCACCTGTGTTGAACGCGTTGTTCAAGATAGATGCAGCTTTGATTTGCTTTGTCTGCGCCATTGAGCGAGCCAGAGCTTTTGTGTAACGAGATGCGAGACG